AAATTGCTTTTATTTAAATAATAATTAAATAATAAAGATCCACGAATATGTATTGGGGTTCCTTTTCTATAAATTGATGATGGAGATGAATATTTTTGAACATCAGATGCAGTTCTTGGAAAAGAAATTTCTTCTGGTGTAAGAGTTTTAAATTTATTTCTACAATTATCGATAAATTTAATTACTTCATCTTCACTCTTTGTCATTATCAATTTTAAAGCATCTTTAATCATTTCCCTACACGAAGATGGAGTAGAAGATTTTACTGCTTCAATTCCCATTATTTTTAATTTTGGTTCTGAATATCTAACTCCTTCATTATCCCAAACATTAAGAATATAACGTTTTTTAGCAGTCCAAATTCCACGATCTGCGATACACTCTCTCTTCATTTGCATTTTTTGAGCATATACATTCATATACTCACCCAATTCATCATAACATTTATCAATGTAAGGTTCTAGTTGAGTTTTACAAAGATTGTCCAGGAAATTTACAATAGTTTCTTTATTTTTTGGCCTATCTTTAAACACTAAATCAACAAGAGGACCGACATTAAGATAATTTGAATCAGTATCTACAGCAATCACATAGTCAATATTTTCAGTTTTTAATACTTTATTCATGTAACTATTCAATTTTTCTTCAATCCACCTAATAGCAACTTGCCCAGATAACGTGATAGCTTCAGCATTTTCAAGTTTATAATATCTAAACCATTCATTTCCGATAGCACCATAAAGACTATTAATTTGAATTTTACGTGCCATCTGAATATTATTGTACTTTGCAATATCCTTTTCTAATTGTTTAGACGGATTTATTTCATATTCTTGTTTTGCCTTAAGCATCAATTTTTTATATTTTTGCCTATCATTGAATATTTTTTCAACCAGTTCTGGGAATATTCCTTTTTTATGTTTATCATACAAACATCCATTAGCAGCAACACAACTATCACTTAAACTAGAAAAATCAATATCTTTAGAAAGAATTTTTTCTACTGAAACATTAGGAAATTTTTCAGATAAAAGAGTTTCTGGTGAAATATTATATTGTACAATCAATGATGGATATAGAGAGGTTAAATCAAGTGATAAAATCCAATCATAAAGTCCTGGTTTTGGTTCTTTAACATACGCACCTGCATACTTAGTACTTTTTTCAGAATTGACTTTTGGAGGAATTACAATTTTTTTTCTTTTTAAGTAATTATAAATTATGTTATCCCACATACGAACTTGATAAAATACATCAGCATAATTAACTTTTGCGTCATATGCCATTGTCAAAGCAAGTTCGATAAGTTTCATCTTGTCTTCCAAACGGTCAACAAGTTCCACGTCAATGATGTTGTATTCAATAAACTTTTTCCATCCTTTAGTATAAAAATCTTTAAAGGTGTCAAACTCTGAGTGATCTAGTTTTTTCTGTCCCAATTCTACTTCTGCAATATAATCAAGACGATAAGACTCTTGTGCCTTATAAGTAAATTTCTTATAAAGATCCAGATAATCAAGTTGAGTTATTCCACCAATATCAATAATTTTGTGGTTTCTGCCGGTAATAAAAACTTCTGATTCTGAAACTAATCCCCAAGGAGATAAACGTTTCATTAGTTTTTCACCCAAAACTTTATACAATCTTCCGGCAATATAAGGAATATCATAAAGTTGAATATTCCACCCAGTAACAACATCTGGAACATCAATCATCCAATAGTTAATAAATGAATGAAGTAATTCATATTCACTTGGACAATAGTTATAAGTAACGTCTTTCCTTTCAGTATTAAATGGTTTAACTCCCCAAGTAATAATCTTTTTAGTTGTATAATCTTGTATTGTGATAGATAAAATTTCTTCAGAACATGATTGAACATCTGGGAATCCAGATTCTGAAGCAACTTCAATATCAAGAGTTACCAGTTTTATTTGATTAATATCAAATTTGATTTCTTCTTCAGGGTACTTTTCTGAAATATATTGATAAATGTATCGATCATTTCCATATATTTCAAAACCTTCGATGTTTTCGTATTTAGCAAAAAATGCTCTACAATCTTTAACAGTTCCAGGATTAATTGCTTCTACATTTTCACCATACAAGGTTTTATAGTTAGTCTTTTTATTTGTTTTTATAAACAAAGTTGGAAAAAATTCATCTCTTCTATCAAATCGTTTTCCATTTTCAACTCCACGAACAAGAAACTGATTACCGATAAGTTGAACGTTAGTATAAAAATTCATTTTTTAATAATATCTTGGTATTTTTCAAGAAGAGTTGGAGTAGGTTCTGCAAGAGTAAGAATCTTATCAGAACTAATCATAAATGTGCCCTGTCTAGTATATTCGTACAAAAAAGGTTCTAAAATATGCTGTACTTCTGTACATTTAACTACAAATGGATTAATTAATTTACAATCGGGTTCTCCAATATCCGATACAACTTCTTCAATCTTCGAGATCAAAATCATTTTGTTCATTAAGAACAGCACTTTCACCATTTCCATCTAAAAATTTCTCCTCATACATTTTTTTAAGATTAATATTTGGTTCTACAACAGAAACCAAAAAGTCAGTGACAATTGGGACTATATTATCACCAGAAAATTCAGGCCAAGGATGTAAAGATATGCTTAAATGATTTTTAGTTTCCCCATTAGAATCAATAAAAGAATATTGTTCTCCGGTTTTTATAAAACAAGGATTTTCTAAAATATAAGTTATTAAGTTATTATTTTCATCAAAACCCTCTTTTATATCAGAAATAAGTTTTTCCCCAGATTTAAGTATAACAATTTTAACCGACATCTTTACCTCAATTCAAATTAAATTTTACCAAAAAAATGGAGGGAAGTCAACCTGGATTTTGCCAGGACTTCCCTCTTGCGCCTACGATATTTTTAGGTAGCCCAAAGTTATTTATAAGTAATCTTTTCTCTTATGATGCTCTGGAACAATTTTATTAATTTGAATAATTAACAGACCATCTTCAAAAGATACATCTTTTACTTCCATATCATCTGTTAATGTCCATACTCTTTTGAAAGACCTTTGTGCTAATCCCTTATGAACGTAATTGGTATCTGATTCTTTTTCTTCTTTTTGACCTTCTAGAAAAAGTTTTCCATCTTGGGTGTAAACATAAACTTCTTTTTTTTTAAATCCAGCAAGGGCAATTTCAAGTCTTGATTCTACATCACTTACTTGTATTAGATTGTATGGTGGATAATTTGAAGTGGTTTCGTGAATCTTGAATATACGATCAAAATATTCATCCATTCCAATACTATTTCGATTAATTCTCTCAAGTAAGGAAGGAAGATCTGCAGCGTGATACTTCATTAAATTAGTCATTATAGTTCTCCTTTTTTAAGCGAGGTTTTTAATGTAGATCCTTACGGCATCTACGTATGTGTAAGTAAACATCACTTACACATCAATATTATATATCTTAATCCAATAAAAAAAGGGGTCGGAACTCCCCCCATAAATTATTCGGTTTCTTGTACTTTACCTTTTTTCCCGATATTATATTTTTGTTCTAGAATCCAATCATCCTTATCTTTATAAGATAAAACTTTGATTTGATTTAGTGGTGCAATATCAGAAACTTTAGACTCATCTACAATAGTAATTAACCCCCAGTCTTCTAGCAATCGTGCAATACGATTACGACGTTGAATATCATTTATTGTTAGATTTGCGTGTTTGCCATCAAGTGCAAAAAGTTCCTTAAAATTTACAATGAAATAACGTCCTTGTTTGTGGAGAATATGACAAGATTGATAGAGTTTCTTTTCTTTTCTTGAAGCAACCCCAATCCTGGTAAGTGTTTCACGAACCTTTAAAAAGTCATCAGGTTCGTTGAGAATTACCTCCACCATCATATCTGGAGTCCAATTTACAGTAGGTTCAATTGTTTGATTATTCATTGTTTTCCACCAGTCTCAAGTCGTTTTTTGATAAATTTTATCTGTTCTTTATTTAGTATTTTTAAAGCTTGCAATGCTTTTTCATTACTATATCCATAATATTGTTTGACGCATTCCAAATCATTAACTTTATCTTTACGGATCCAGGGAGAAAATCTCTTCCTTTTCCGTAGACTATTTAGATAAAATGAATACTGCATATCTTTATCAAGATGATGATTCATATTCATTTCATTAGAAAAAAGAATACTATCTATTTGCCCAGATAAACATTTATTAATAATATATGGTGGATAATCTTTAATTAAATTTTTATCATCATCTATCAAATTTTTTTTAGTAAGATTAATAGAATTCAACCAATCACCTAATTCCATATTATTTCCACTCACACTCGCACATTAACTCTGTTAGTGCTGCCAATAGATTAATCTCTTGATCAGCAACAAAAGCAATTTGATATTGATATTTTGCGATAATAAGAACTGCTGCTGGAATACTTGAAGGAACTAAAGTATCGTAAAGTGCATCATAAACTCTACGGAAAATCATTGAAGAATCATTATCTAGGTTAGATACAACCCACTTTCGAACTTCAGTGAAGTTTTTAGATTTTAAATTTTTAATCAGTTCATTTACAGAGATGTCTGAGAAAGATGCAAGAATGCCCGCATCAATTTTTCCTCCCGTAGCATATCTTTGACATTCGTTGAGAACACGACGAAAATCTGGGAAGTGTGTGGATACAAGTTCTGCAAGAACTTTTTGGTCGTATTCAATTTTTTCTTGATCAAGAATTGTTTGAAGACGTTGAAAGAAACTTGCGGCAAGTTGTGCTTTTTGCTTTCCTTTAATTGCGAAATCAATAACTGCACACCGGGAATGAAGTGGTTCAATGATCTTATTTTTATAATTACAGGTGAAAATAAATCTACAGTTATTATAAAATGTTTCAATATTAGCACGAAGCAAAAGTTGAACATCGTTGCCCGTGTTGTCTGCTTCGTCTATAATGATAACTTTATGCTTGGAAGTTCCAGTAAGAGAAACAGTCGAAGCAAAGTTCTTTGCTTGGTTCCGTACAGTATCCAAGAAACGCCCTTCGTCGGATCCGTTGATGACATAATAATCTGCCCCCAGTTCATTACAAAGTGCTTTTGCGATTGTGGTCTTACCAATGCCAGGAGGTCCTGCAAGAAGCAGATTTGGAATCTCTCCCTTTTTCACAAACTCTTTAAATGTTTTTTTAGTATCATCAGGAAGAATACAGTCGTCAATTACTTGAGGACGGTATTTTTCGCAGAATAAGAATTCACTTGTCATAATTTATATAAAAAGAATCTTTTTCAAGAAAGTGGATTTTGTCGTGAATTGCGTGTAACGCATTCTGTTTTATTTCCCAGTAATCTTCTTCATCATCAACGAGAATATTTACTATTGTTTTTACCTCAACCCTTAGTGCTTTCATATCCAATCAGGTTTTCTTTGCGGCATACGAAGATAATTAGATGCAACCCAAGGTTTGGATGCGATATACCTTTTATATGCCTCAAATGTATCAATAGTTTCGTCAAACTTCCATTCATCAGGCATCGCACGGACAAAGTTTTCTACCTTGGTTATCTTACCTTTAGGGAACAAGTAATATGCATCCACAAGAGTTTTATAGCATGAATGAACTTTTCCGTAACGAACAGTATATTCATCACATAAGTTCATTCCATGTTTAATTAACCAGTATGCATTATGGATGCTTTCCATTGCCCATCGAGTGCAAGGATGATTACGGAATGCCCCTTTGTCGGTCTTGTAGGGGGTTCCATCTGCCTTAGGCAGAGTTCCATACCCATGCCCCCACTTCTCTGATGCCACAATAGAGAGCATCTGACAGCACTCCAGAGCCATTTTCGTTACATGACGGTCAGGAAGTACGATAGCACTTTCTGCTGGCCACGGAGATGTTACAAAAATATTCAAAATTAGTTCCTCAAAGTTTTGTAATAATTTAAAAGTTGCTCTAACTCTTCAATGGTAGCATCTCGTTTTAAAATGTTTGCTCTTCTGCTGACAACTGTAACATTTCCTTTTATATAACCTTTGGAACTGTCAATTCTATCTACACTCGGAGCGCACATCCAAGTTTGTTTGTCTTCTCTTTTTAACTCAAATCCAAATACAGGACATTTTTCTGGGATAATAATATCTTCTAATTCAATAGAAAATTCTCTTCCAATTCTTTTACATCTCGATTTAATATTTTTATAAAGAAGTTTGGCAGCATCAACTTTCCAATCTCTATTTAATTTTTCAGTTTGTCTTATTTTTATAGAACATTTTTTACAAATGTCTCTTGTACCAGAATTAACATTCCATTTTTCAATTAAACTGAATTTATTAAGATTTAGAGATTGGTTACATTCTTTGCAAATTTTGTACCTATTTGGATTTTCTTCTCGGTGTTTCATACCAAATTCTCTTGCATTATATACATTCATACATTTGCGAGAGCAAAACTTTTTTTGTCTTTTTCCTAGAGATGAATTACATTCCAAACAATACATTTGTCTATCTTCTAACTACATAACTATTTATAAAAAGAATACTTACAAATGTATCAACTAAAGGTACTATCAGGTTCCATTGCAATCCAATATGAAACAGGATAGGTCTTGCTCTTAAAATGAGATAGAAGTTTTTGTGAAATCACAACTTCATATGTCCCCTGTAGAAT